CTATAAGACTTTGAATTGTTTTTGCATTTCTTTTTGTTGCTGTTTCATTGTTTGTGTAAAGTGGCTATAAATTTTATCGATCATCGTGGTGTCAGCATGTCCGACCTGCTCAGCGATGATTCTGGTGTTGACACCCTGTTCGACCATTAAAGAGATATAGGTGTGTCGGAGCCAATGTGATGTGATTTCTTCATTAAATTTTTGTATTACGTGATTATAATGCCCGAGAACGATGGGCTTGTCTCCGTTGTTTTTAAATAATAATGTGTTATTTTTATCGTGACCTTGACGAAGCAGCTTCATTTTAGCACATTTGATTTGTTCTTTTAAAACGGGCTTCATGTCGTCATGGAAGTAAATTTGACGTGGACCCGTTTTTGGTGTCTGGTAATCATACGTTACACGACTAAAAGCACGGTCGATGTTAATCTTATTATCATCAAAGTTGATATCTTCAAAACGAATCGCAACTAATTCACCAAAACGAGTCCCTAAATTAGCCATTAGCAAAGTAAATCGAGCGTATTCTTCATAGCCATTTTCATTCAAAAAGTCAATTAATCCTTTCAATTCGTCACGTTCCAGATATTTAAATTCTGGCTTTTGGTTTTTCGATTGAACCGGAAGATGGATCTTATCTCTGACGGGATTTTCTTTTAGATAGTCGTACATAACCGCATGCTTGAAGAGTCGTTCGAATAAACTTTTGTAAATGGATAATGTAGTTGCACCAATACCTTCGTCATGCCGCTCTAGTAAAAAACGGTTGATGTGTGCTGGGCGTATTTTCTTCAGTTTAAAATCCGAGAATTCAGCAAGTATAGCGTTTAGTGTATTTTTGGTTGTAACGTACGTGGATGGCTTCACACGTTGTCGGTACAAACTAAGCCACTCATCAGCAAGTTGATTAAAGGTAATATCTTCAATTACATTCCGAGATTTTTTCTGTTCAATCTTTTTCAGCAAACGCTTTGTCATTTCTTTTTCCACACGATTATTACGCTTCGTGCTGGTCAGTGAGACTTTGCGAGTTTTTCCAGTTAGTGGATCTTCGTAGCGCTCAACATATTTAAATTTCCCATTTGGTAATTCTTCAATCCACATTGTATATCATTCCTTTCTGTGATATAATGTAGTTAACGAAAAGGCACGGGCTGTGGTTGGCGCCGTGCTTTTTTTGTGTTTATTTTAAGCTTGCGCATCTTGTTCTATTCGCATTGTTTCGTAATATTCATCTGCACTCGGTTCATCGATCCAAACAATTGATTTATCGACATGTTCGTTAATATATTCTTTTATGGATTCTATATCCACTCTGAAGAATTCTTTACGTGAATTAACTTTATTGATTTCGTAATCTTTGAACTCACGGTGCAGTGAATTTTCAAGCGCTGGTGCATCATCGCTAAATATCATTGCGTGGACATCGAATTTAAACGGAACACTTGCGCTGCTTAATTCATTTATTCGGTGCATTGGCTCTAACCGTCGTGTCATACCGATTTTATAAACACTTTCGCCGAACGATCCTATGTTACTTATAATGTAAACAAACCCTGCACGTGTGTTAGCTTCTCGATGTTCAATGTCTTTCTTCACTTCTTCAAGTTCGGCTATCTTCGCTTCTAATTCTTTTATTTTTTCAGCATAGATATTTGTTTCCACTTCGTTAGTTGCTTGATTTAAATACTTCAACATCTTGCTTAATTCTTTATTGAATTGCGTGCTTTCTTTTTGAACTTTTTTCTTCTTCTGTTGCAACTCTTTTTCTACACGTTGCTGTTCTTTTATTTCTTCTTTTTTTGCTTTGAGCAACTCAGCTTCTTGTTGTTTTGTGATTTGGTAGCTATAAATTAAATCCAGTTTCTTCAATTTATACTCGAGATACTCTTTTGTGAGTTGCACTTGATCAATTGTAAATAATTTATTGAGTTGTTCAAATGAGCGAATAATTCGTTTGCGCTGTGTATCCACGTTCTTTGAAGTGACATTATTGATATGCGCATCAGCTTCAGTATTAAATGCACGATATAGTTGTTTTAATTGTTTCTTTGAGTCTTTACCCTTACTTTTCAATCTATCTTTTGTAAAGTCTTTTTCTTTCAAATTCAACATTTCAAGCTTATTCTTTATTTCATTAGAAGATAAGTCGCTGATGACGTTAACTCTTGTGGAAAGTGTATCAACGCGGCTGGACTCTTCCGAGATAAAGAGTTCTAATTCTTCTTTTTCTTTCTTCGTTATTTCAAAGTCATTTTTCATCCGCTCAAGTTCGGCTTGTTGTTTCTCGATTTCTTGTGTTATTTCTTGATGATCTTTATATTTTAGAAAGTATTCTTTCGATACAATTCTATCACTGTAGAACCTGTACAGAAACGCCAGTATAATTATCATGATTCCAGCGAACGGCATCGTGGATAGCAATGAAATACCGAACAACATCAATATACCAAAAGCTGTATTTTTATTTTTAGGTTGTTTTTTATCCATGATTTTTCCTTTCTTCTATATAAGTACTTTCCCAACAATTCGAATATCATCATCTTCCGTTGCGATAATATCTTCATATTCCTTATTTAATGACACAAGTCGCATATGATCATCATTAATGTAAACCTTCTTAATAAAAGCTTCTTCATTAACCTGAACAGCAATGATCTGGCCGTTGTGGATGTCTTGAGTTTTCTTCACGAAGACAATCTCGCCATTCTCAAAGACGGGTTCCATACTATCTCCACGTACTTCAAAAGCTAAGTCATGCTGCGGAACATGTCCGTTCAATTCGATTTCTGTTGTATCGGTTGGATCCAAGTCCACAATACCTGTACCAGCTGAAAGTAGGGAATAGACCTCTACAGTATGGTATATCGCAGGAGTTTCTTCAACACGTTGTTCGTTAAGTTGGTCTGTTGCGAAGTTGTAAACTGCGGTTTGGCGGGTGTTATTTAATTTATTGTATACATCTATTAAGTGTGTTACTTTCCCGTCTGTATTCATTGGCTCTTGCGGAACGTCATATCCTAACAACCACGCTTCACTTACTCCTAAGGCAGCTGCCAAGATGTAAATTCTGTCTTGGTTTGGCTCAACTTTTCCATTTACATATTGTGACAAATCATTCTTCTTTATCCTCACGCCGTATTTTTCAGCTAAAGGTTTTACCTTATTTAAGATATCAACTTGCCTTAATGAACGTTCATCCATTATATATTTTAATCTCTCTTCAACGGTTTTCTTCATTAATATTACCTCCTTGAATTCATTATATAACGTAAAGTTCAAAAAAACAATAAAAAAGTTCAATGAAATTGAATAAAATTATTGACATCTAAAAATAAAGGTGTTAAACTATAGTTAGTTCAAAAGAATTGAACAAAATTTTGTGAGAGGGGGACACTATATGTCGTTCAATTATTCAAAATTGAAGGGACGGATCATAGAAAAATACGGAACCCAAAGAAACTTCGCTCGAGAAATGAATTTGTCTGAAAAGACATTATCTTCTAAGTTAAAAAATGTCACATCGTGGAAGAACGATGATATTTCCAGAGCGTGTGATTTGTTAGAAATACCTATGGAAGAAATACCAGTATATTTTTTTGAAGTAGAAGTTCAATAATATTGAACTGAGAAAGGACAAAAACATGGACTTACAAGAATTTAATTTCAACGGGTACGAAGTTAGAACAGTTATGAGAAACAACACACTATATTTTATCGGTAAAGATGTAGCGGAAGTTTTAGGGTATAAACGTCCTACAAAAGCTATTGCAGATCATATAGATGATGAAGATAAAGATGAAGTCCCAATTCAGGATTCCATCGGTAGAAGTCAGATGACACCAATCATCAATGAATCCGGATTATACAGTTTAATTCTCAAATCTAAACTCGACACCGCGAAACGATTCAAACGCTGGGTCACATCAGAAGTGTTGCCTTCTATCAGAAAACGTGGCTTATACGCAACAGATGAATTGCTGGACAATCCAGATTTACTTATTCAAGTGGCTACTGAGTTGAAGAATGAGCGAGAACAACGCTTGATCGCTGAGCAGCGAATCAATGAATTGCAGCCGAAAGCAACTTATTACGACTTAGTACTGCAGAACAAGAGCTTAATCAGTGTATCGAAGATTGCGAAGGATTACGGCAAGTCGGCGCAGTGGCTAAACAGCAAATTGCATGAGCTGGGGGTTCAGTACAAGCAGGGCGGAACATGGTTGTTATATCAGAAGTATGCGGATAAAGGCTACACACAAAGCACGACACACGTTATTGATGAAGAACGCAATAAACTGTTTACGAAGTGGACACAAAAAGGACGATTGTTTATTTACGAATTATTGAAGAACCAAGATGTGTTGCCATTGATTGAACAGGCAGGATAGAAAGGAGAAATCACATGAAACGAATCTTAATTATCGCAGGCTTAACCGCTGGGGCAGTGTGGATATACCACAAAAGAGGCAGCGTATCTGCTGGAACAGATAATGCCACCTCTCGAAATTACTACGGATCTAAGCGACCTGAAAACCCCAAAAAAGGAGATTTGTGGTTTACAGGGTCACGTGTATACCGTCTGTAGTCATATTTAAGGGTTTGTTCGAATATACGTGATAATCATTTTCTTCTTGATTGGACATAACACAGACTATTGTTTGCTCAAATCTATGAAAGAAAGCACTATAACCCAAATGATTAAACGTATATGTTTCATCAGCTTGATTCTTTCCTTCAGGGAACACTAAAGATAAGCTCGAACTTTCCTGGATATGATAAGTTAATGATTCTGGGAACATAATATTCACCTCCCTTCTAAATAAATTATAGCACAAAGGGAAATAATGGATCCCGCATCCATAAAATGAGTTAACTGTATTCCAAATCCATAAACCTAAAGAAAGGAGAAACAGCATGGATACTGTCATCAGGTATGTGGAAGTCATCTCGCCGTGGGTATCAGCAAAAGACGCTGGTAAGTTAATCAATCAGAAAAATCCGTCTGAATGGCTCAAGCGATTCAGAGAATTTGCGGATGACAATCCACATGTATTTAAGCCGTATAAGCCGTACACTTCATCAAGCAAACGTGATACAGGCTACAGCCCAGTTGCGCTGGGGTTCTACTATGAATACAGCGACTTGCTGGAAGCTGGCACACGAAGCATTAAATTAGCAGATGAAGAAGAACGATTAAGAATTCAATATCTAGGAGAGAAGATCACATGTATATAAAAATTATTGTCGCACTAACAACCATCATCGCAACGTTACTGACGTACATCGCACAAATACCAGCGCGAGAAACTATGATGCCAGGTGGAGAGCTGTTTATTCCGTTTTATGTGCTCATGGTGTGGATGATCGGGCATGAGGTGCAGAAGCAACAAAAACCATAACAATCAAATAGAAAGAGGGGAATAATGCGTATGAAAGGAATTATGGCATCAACTGAGCAGATAATGGAACGGGTGATTTATTTGTGTGATACACAAGCAGACGAGGGGTTAACTGATGATGAAGTTGAAGAGCTGGCGGACTTAAGCTATGAGTTAGCGGAATACCGTATAACTGATTTAATTCAACAAAGAGATCAGCTGGAAGCGCACATCGACCACTTGAACAGTCAAGATGAAAGGAGATATGTATGAAAGATGACGTAAAGAGAAAAGCAGAACGAATCATCAACAGCGCTGGTATGCTAAGTCAATTAATTGATACGGATTTATTCGATTGGTTGGATGACATTGTAGGCAACGCTAAGGGGATTATTGAGGATATAGAAAAAGCGCCTGCGGGAACAGACGCTGAATAAAGATACTAATTACATTATATCAGAAATAAAGGGGCAAATAAAGTTGGATAAAGATACATTGAAACAATTAATGGAAGCAAAAGGTATAACTATTAAAGAATTATCAGAAGCGATTGGAGCTGCACCAATAACTATTAATATGTGGTTGATGGGGGAGCATAAGCCAGGTGAAAAGTACCTTCCGAGAGTAGAAGCGTTCTTTGATATTGATAATGGGAAACTAGAAAAGACAAAAGTTGGCAAACTTGTTGCTCATGCTAACAACAGATTATATGAACTATCAAGACACATTGATGCAGAAGGATTTGAGGCGTTGACTGATCTGTCTCAAATTCTGAAACAAATTAAAGAAACATTGTAAGAAAGGAGAAGGGAATAATACGAATGAACTTATATGACTTAAAAGAACAATATATGCAATTACTTGAATTTACCGATGAACATGGAGAAGACGAACACGTCTTAGCGACGATGGACGGTTTAGATGATGATATCGAAACGAAAGCAGATAATTATGTCTACGTTATAAAACAACTCATGTATGAAGGTGAAATATTTCGATCTGAGGGACAGAAAATGTATAAAAAGGCACGCCAACGGGATAAACGCATTGAAGAGATAAAGAAACGGCTAGAAAACGTGCTGATTGAGCTAGACAAGCGTAAGTTCAAAACAGATATGAATAGCTTCTACTTCCGGAAAAACCGCGCTAGCGTTGAAATTGACGACAATGCGGACATTCCAGAACAGTTCTTAGCGCAGCAAAAGCCGAAACCAGATAAAAATGCAATAAAAGATTATTTAGAAGCTGGAAACGAAATTGAAGGCGTTCGAATGAAACAGACGGAAAGTTTGGTGATCCAATGAGTTTAGTGCAGAAATTAATCAACATTCAAAAAGAGTTGAAAGCACCGAAGAATCAGCGAAATAACTTCGGTAAATACAATTACAGAAGTTGCGAAGATATCTTAGAAGCTGTTAAACCGCTAAACGCCGAACAGGGACTATTGCTAACGATTAGAGATGAGATTGAGTATATAGACGGCCGGCACTATGTCAAAGCGGTGTGTGAGATTACTGACGGCGAGAACACCATTACATCATGCGCTTATGCAAGAGAAACAGACAACCGAAAAGGAATGGATGAAGCGCAAGTAACGGGATCAGCAAGCAGTTACGCTCGAAAATATGCGCTGAACGGTCTGTACTTGATTGACGACACGAAAGACGTCGATACAGAAGCGCATCAGAAACAAATTAAGCAAAGCCAGAAGCAGCAGAAACCTAAACAAAGCAATCAACAAAACGAATTTCAAGAAAATCGTAAAGTAACAAACGATATCATGAAGAAAATTGCAGAAGAAACAGGCAAGTCAATCCAAGAAGTGGGAAGTTATTTAATCCACCAAGCAAATGAAAAACTAGGGCGGAAAGACAAAGCGTTAACGCCGGCTAATATTAAAATAGTTTATCAAGAAGCTAAAAATATGTTAGGACAACACGATGGAAATTAAAGGTGTCATTCAGCACGCTGAGAGTGACCGTATAACAATCAAAGCGAAAGATAATATAAATATTCAAGACTTAAGGAAAAACACGATAAACGGCAATATTTTTGCCATTGTGGATGTGTACGAGAGAGATACCATTACTGAACTGCAACGCAAACATTTCTTCGCTTTGTGCGGAGACTATGAGATGTACACGGGCGTACCATTAGAAGCTGTGACAAGCTGGTTTAAAGTCAAATTCATGCAAGAAGCGGGGCTGGATGAATTGCCAAGTCTAGCCCGCAATCGCATGAAGAAAAGCACCGCAAGTGAGCTGTTAGAGTTCATGATAACCTACATGATCCAAAACGGTATTCCATTTAGAAAACAGCAGTTCTATCTTACAACTGATCAAAACAAGATGCTGTATGCACTAACCATGAAGCGACTTTGCTGGGTGTGTGGGAAACCGCACAGTGACTTGCACCATGCAACTAATTTGGTTGGAATGGGCAGGAAGCGCAGCAGGCACGAGCACACACAATCAAAGTTCATGTGTTTATGCAGACAACATCATCAAGAGGTTCATCAGTTAGGACTAAGCGAGTTCAGAGAAAAGCACCATTTGAAAGAGATTAAATTAAATAGAGACGACTTAATAGAACTGGGGGTTTAGATATGAAATTGTTAGCTTTAATGGAATTGGCTGAAAAGTTTCAAGTTAAGCGAAGAGATGACTGTTGGGAGATTTTACGATACGGCGAAGGAAGTTTTTCGAGTGTTTGGGCATTTATATATGACGACGGAACAGTTAAATACGGCATTGATACTGTTCACCCAGATTCTTACCTGAGCTATTTTTCATTTGATATTGATGACGTATTAATGCTAAAGAAATTTGTAGATGAGATTTTAACGAACGGTGTCGACTTAACCAGAGAGGGAGATTTTTAATGAATAATGTGAGTGTTGTCGGACGATTAACGAGAGATCCAGAATTAAAGTACACAAACAGCAACACAGCGGTTGTTAGTTTTACAGTAGCGGTCAATAGACCATACAAAGATAAACAGACCGGAGAATATGAAGCTGATTTTATCAGATGTCAAGCATGGCGCAAGACCGCAGAATTAATCAGTCAATATGGCTACAAAGGTATGCGGGTCGGTGTTGAAGGACGCATTCAGACGAGAAGCTACGAGGGGCAAAATGGACAAGTTTTTGTGACAGAGGTTATAGCTGATCAGTTCCATTTCTTAGAAAGCAAGTCGGAGCGCAGCAATAACCAACAGCAAAACACTAGCAGACAGCAAAACAATAACTTTAACGACAACTTCCAAGATGACATCTATATTGACGATGGCGACTTGCCATTTTAAGGAGGTAGACCATGAGCCGGGCGTTAGTTAAAGATTTGTTAATGGCTTCGTCTGGCTACTGGGTTCTGAATAAGAAGCTAGTAGCTATGTACGGAGTAGAAACAGCATTTTTCTTAACAAGTTTAGCGGAGGCTGAAACTTACGTAACAAAAGGTAAAGGCGGCTGGTTCTATCAAACAATTGAAACAGTCGAGAATTTAACAGGATTAACGAGATATAAGCAAGATAGAGCGTTAAAAGAATTGGTAGATGACGGCGTTGTGGAAACTGATGTAAGAGGTATGCCAGCTAAAAGATACATGAAATTGAACTACAAACGGCTACACGACAAGTTTGTAAATTTACCACAAACTAGTTTGCAAGAGACTCACAAACAAGAATGCAAGAAAACCACAAACAAGGATGCGGAAAACTTACAAACTAGTTTGCGAGTTTCTTACAACAATAAAGAACTAAATAAAGAACTTAAAGATAAAGAACTAAGTAATAAAGATATATTGTCGGGTAAACCCGACCGCATCCCCTACGCAGAGATTGTGGACTACTTGAATGAAAAAACAGACCGTCAGTTTAAAAGTACCACAAAGAAAACACAATCACTAATTAGAGCACGGTTGAACGAAGGTTGGGAAGTTGAACATTTTAAAACCGTTATAGACAACAAGGTGGCTCAATGGAAAGATGACAATGAGATGCAGAGATATCTTAGACCAGATACGCTATTCGGTACTAAGTTTGAGGGATACTTAAACGAGGACGCACCTAAAAAATCAAAACAAGAAGGGTGGTTTGAACGAGATGAGTATGCAAGGAACTTCGCAAATCCTAGAACAGTCGATGAGTTTGATTTCGGAGACTGAGGAGATATGCAACAAACATGATTGTCACTTAATCAAAATGCCGGGATCACCTTATCCACCCTTTTGTCCAGAATGCGCTAAAGAGATCACCAGAGAGAAAGAAGAAAAGGTGGTTAAAGAGCGTACGGAGCGATCACTTGCTTACCGCAATAATTATTTAAGACACAGTATCTATGCAACACCGAAAACTAAAAAGTGTACGTTTGAAAATTATAAAGTGGTGGATGATGAGACGAAGCGAAATAAAGCAGCTGCGCTTAAGATTGCACGGCATATTTATAAAGGCAATGCGATTAATGTGATGCTATACGGTATGAACGGGACAGGAAAGACGCATTTAGCGATGAGTATCTTAAACAAACTTATGGAACATGACAAGAATATTAAATGCTTGTTTATCTCTATAGACGAAGCACTTAGACGATTGAAATGGGGTTTTAATGGAAATGTTACCGACAGCCTATCTGATGTCGAACTAAGTAAGCGATGTGCTGAAGCAGATGTACTTGTGATCGATGATTTAGGTGCCGAATTAGGACGATTAAAAAAAGATGTTCAAGCAACTAATTGGATTTACGGTGTTTTAAACGGAATTGTAAGCACAAGAAGTGAGAAAACCACGATCTACACAAGTAATTTAAACATGAAAGAGATCGCATGGGCATTTGATGGGCGAATAGCTAGTCGGATGATGGAGAATCAAGTGACATTAACTTTTGAAAAAACGACAGATAAACGGGTCAGTGGGATATAGGAGGAAACAGAATGGGATTAGCAGACCACGAAGCATTAAAGATGAGAAGTGATGCACTAGGGATATTATCGTATTATTACGAATTCGAAAATGGTAATGATGCGCATGTCATGAAAAGCTACGAAGAAGACAGAGGAAGAATGCTATTCGACGTATTTTATAAAAGAGACGGGAAAGAACACAAAATGATGAGAATGAGCAAAGATGATGTGTTGCTACTGCTTGATCATTTGGACGAAGGAGGTGAAGCGTGTGAAACTTGTCGGATTTGATGAGAAGTCATTGCTAGCACTGGAAAAGGAATCAGACGGGAAGTGGCGAGTCTGGACAGGAAACGGCTGGAAATTTCAGTTGAACACGTATTTGAAAGCTGTACAGTATGCGCTGGAATTTGGCGGGGAATACGTCGGTAAAGCGATTTGGAACGAAGCGCATCAATGCAATGAGTACGTGAATATCAAGCGTGTTCAGCTTAACGCATTGGAGAAGCGAATAGCGGGCTATGAGTAAGAAAGTTATTATCTGCGAGAAAATGCGCTTCTTGTGGACAGAAGCAGAACTGGAAAGGGTGCGATCTTTGCATTTTGAGAAGAAAAACGTCTGGGAAATTGCGGAAGCGATAGATGAAGAACCGGAAAATGTAGCGTTAGCACTTTTTCATTTAAGTTGGGAAGGGAGATTAGATGAGCCGACGAAGAGCTGGATATAAAAGCAAGCGAAATGGACAACGATTTGAAGAATTGATTGAATTAAGTTGCAACATGTACAAACGTGAGAACAAAGCATTTATTCAGAAGACACCTGAAAACACACGATTTCTTAGACCGCTGAAAGGCGGGAAGTTTGTGGCGGTGCATGATAAGAAGTCACAACCAGATTTTAAAGGGCTGCTGAAAGGCGGTCAGGCAGTTGTGTTTGAAGCGAAGCATACAGACGGAACAAACATTAGGTTTGATCGATTGCAAATGCACCAGAAGAAGCACTTAGTGGCATGTCAACAATTGGGCGCAGAAGCGTTCTTGCTAATTAGCTTTGATGTCACATCAAGAGATAAGCGGGTGTATAAAGTGCCGATTAAAGATTGGTTGCTTCTGGAGAATAAGTTGGATAAGAAATCAGTTAATGAAGATGATTTAAAGGATTATCGTGTGTTAGTGCAGAATGACATGATTCGATTTTTGTAAGGAGGGGGACTATTGATGGGCGTTTGGGACTATGATGAGCATATAAGAATACCGGGATTTAAACGTTATAAAATGATTGCTGAAGCTGGTTACATCCACATTGACAAATACAACAATAGAGTGGACGTTAGAACGATTTCAAGTGAGTACGCACGAAATTTATTCTGGTGGTATGAACGTAAGTTTGGTTGTTTTGGTGATTATAGTTTGCCGTTAATATCAGAATTAATTAAACGAGGCAATGCTGAATGAGTTTTGTAGGGCGTTGGGACTTAGAAAGGTGGAGGATTTGGTGTGAATTCATCAGAAATATTAATGGAGAATTTGGAGTATACTCTTTGGAAAAGAGACATGAATAGGAAGCAATTAGCTGAACTTACTGGCATATCATATAATCAAATATTGCTTATTTTTAAAGGCGAAAATACCTCGCTCTTTACAGTAGATGTAATTGCCGAGAGTCTTGGATACGAAATGTGGCAGTTGTTGAAGAAGGATGGTGCACGTGATTACTATTGGCGATAAATTAAGGGAGCTGGGATATTATGAGCAATAATACACTAGGACAACGAGTAAAAGCGATTCGATCAGAGTTAAATCTTAGTCAAAAAGAGCTTGCTGAAAAGATAGGCACAACTATTTCTGCGGTTAGCAACTGGGAGTGCGGACGTAACAATCCAAACTCGGTTATGGTGCAGAGATTAGATAAGTTAGCGGGCGGATATTATTTAAGCCCGAATACGATTCGGCAAGTAATTGAATATTTGGAAACACAAGAGGAAATATTTTATGAATATGACTGGTCGCCTGAGTGCCCGCATTCTAATTGGCTTCATGGTCAAGTTCATGTATTAGAAAAAATAAGGGAGTGGGAGAGTGTTTGATGAGGTTATGAGGGTTACAAAGACAAGGCTATATGATGCTCCGGATTGTTTCGAGGTATATAAAATAGTGACTACTAGACTCAATTACATTAACGACCACATCGTTGTTTATGCAGTTTTTCCCGATCCTGATGACGACGAGTATTTTTTAACAGATGATGGCTACACAATTAACGAGTTGGATATGTGCGGGATAAGGATAGATGAGGAGTTCGATATAATACTTGACTATGAATTAGGAGATAATTTTTGGTATACAGACGGCTCGTACGAGATTGTAAGTGGAGAACATTATACAGATGAAGATTTCGATGATGATCTTTCAGCTTTCTTAGATGTTATCGAGGCTGTATATAAAACGTTTTTAGGATAGGAGTGGGAGAATGAATGATTTAGGACAACGCATTAAAACAATTCGTGAAAATATTGATATGGATAGACATACGTTCGCAGCATATATCAAAGTCACTGGTGGAGCGGAACTTATCGAACAATGGGAGAATAACAAGAAGAGACCAGACGAGAATGCCTTAGAACAAATAGCTGTTCTGGGGCAGACTTCTCCCGTGACGTTAGCATGTGGGCGAGAGATTAACCCATATGCGATTAAATGGCTGTTTGAATATTTGGGAGCACAAGAGCGATTGCTGAATAAGAAGGCATGGTCTTCTGCTCATCAATATGACAGATGGTTGGCAGGACAAGTCAATGTATTAAATTTACTAAGGGTATGGGAGATGGGTGTAGACAAATGCACGATGGAATTATAGACATTACAAAACTAGAGAATGTCCCACACGGCTTTGATGTATACAGGCTTACAACAAACAGATTTAAGAACATTTGCGGACATATCTATATTTACAAAGTTGTTTCTGATAATGGAAAAACTTATTTAACAGATGATTCCCTCACGATAGGCGGGTTGGGAGTAAACTGGGGAATGTTGGGCAAAGAAGAAATGGAGAGAGTGGACAATATATTAGCGAAACATTCTGTAAGAAGAACTGAACCACTAGATGCTATAAATAGTGAATTTTTCTGGGGAGAAGATGAGGTAAATGAAGAAATTCCAAGATTTCTAGATGCTATTGAGGCGGTATATCAAGAATTTTTAGGATAGGAGACGGGAGAATGAGTAAATTAAACAAGTTGACTGCTGGTACACTAATCGGATTAGGCGTTCTATTAGTAGGATATAAGCTATACAAAGAGTATGAAGAGTATAAGCAAGAACAAGTTAATAAAGGTAACAACTCAAGCAATGCTGGTGTCTTTGGAGATGATGTCCGATTTGAAAGAGATAAAATTACACTTGATGAGAATGCTATTCTTCAAAACAATTATGCAAGTCAGTCAGAATTACAAGATGTAGAATGTAAATTATCGCACTTTATTAGTGAATTACATGCGGTTAAAGAGAAAGATTTGAAAGAATTGGAAGACAGAGTGGAATTTAAACTAGCTTACATAGAGGGGGTTACTTCTGAACTATTAAGTCAATTTGAAAAACTCAGACAAAATGTAGACTCTATTGATGAAGATGTGAATAACTATATGTATAGATGGGAAGTGTAGTTAGAATAACAGGAGGAGCAGGAAAATGCACGATGAAATTATAGAAATTACAGAACTAAGAAATATGGATCCTCGTTTCACAGCATATGAGTTATTAACCAATAGACTGGATCACATAGGCGGACACATTATTCTTTACAAAATTGTCAATGATCAAGGGGAATTCAATCTAACAGATTGCGGCTGGACATTCCAAGCATTGAAGATGTACGGGATAGGGATAAGCGGAAGCGTAGCAGAGAGAATCGATGAATTGCTAGCGGATCATCACGTATACAGAGGCATTCAAGACAGCACTCTATTTACAAAGTTGTGTAGCGAAGATGAGTTCAGCGATGAAGTGACGAGCTTCTTAGATGCTATTGAATCAATATATAAAGAGTTTTTAGAATAGGAGTGGAAGTATGGGAATTGAAAAGTTTGAAGACTTAAAACAATTAGATTCATTTGGAAAAGTTTGTGATGACGAGTATGAGTTTTGGTTTGAAGATGGCATAGTTTGTGTAAAGGTGTCTCCTTTAAAATCTGTTAACAAGTATTTTATGAATGTGTGGCACTCAATAGATTATTGCACAGGGACTATAGTTGATTCAATGCAAGATGTTTTGGAGAAATTGAAGTTAGTTGAAAAGTATGCGGAAATATACTATTTATACAAAGGCAACTATTTAAATCTGTCACAGTACGGGAGTAATGACGATCCATATTGGGTTTCTCTCAAGGCTGGGGCAACTATAAAGCCACTTGGGAATAAGCAGTATGAGGTACATTTTACTTCCGATAATTATGAAGACATGGTTGGGACACCAATTGAAATAGCCCCATATCTTGCATATGCGGAAAGAGCAGAAGACGCACGAAGATGGTTGCAGAGCCAACGGGGGTTTAACGAATTTGTTAGCCGTTAAGATAAATAGAATTGGGGGCAGGAAAATGAGTATATTAGAAGATAAATTTGATTTGATCAATGCAAGAGCTGATAGACGGAAACATAAATATAGTGACGTAGACGGAGCGGAAGTGTTGATACAAATGTTAAAAGAGAAAGAGTATGAATTGTTGGAGACAAAAGTGGAGTTAGACTTTTACAAGCGTCTATGCAAATTAAAGGAGAATTTCAATGACATTTAAAGATTTACTAGACGAGCTATTAGAAACATACGAGAAGAAAAATGCCGATTACGGAGACTCATTTAAGAAAACACACCTAGAATTTGGGGAAATTGCGGGTCTGACGAGGATTTCAGATAAAGTGAACAGATTAGTATCTTTGAGTAAAAAAACCGACAGCGGGGCGTATTTTGAGTCTAAGCGAGATACGTATATGGACTTAGCGAATTATTGTTTAATGCAAGTGCTGGTTATGGAAGGGACAAAAGAAGAGTATGAAGAAACGGTTGATCGGTATGAAGAGTCACTTTGCCGGGCCGTGCTGAATGAAGAAATGAAGTTGGAAGAGAGCATCAGAAAATTGGGGAATGCGTTTAATGCAGATGATTATATGCAGAATAAAGGTCCGTGGAAATCAAAAGATATGCTATTGAGTAGTAATTCGGAGGCAAGCGATGAAACGATTGAGTGAGTTTAAACATAGCGATGAAGAATATACGCTATCAGGTATGAAGCAGTTTAGGGACCAAATCGAGTTTGAAAATCTGTCGTGGAATGACGTGCAGGGGATGATACAGGATCTTTATAACGCGAATGGATTATTAATTGATTATGCAGCAAGATTGGAGAGGGGAGGGTATGGAGATTGATGATTGTGTTACATCGAGAAGTGTTTATGGAACCGATAATGCCAATATCTCTAGTTTATGTAGTGGTTTTGCTGTCTTTGCTATACCAAATGATTTACTATGTGAATTACTATCGTGAACGAAATAAGCGATTGAGTAATGTTTGTTCGGTTATAGCGGTGCTATTGATGATTGGGGTCGGTGATGCATTTGTGAACAAGCGATTTTATCAGCAAATGGAGCGTGTGGAAGTGATCGGTCAATTTGAAGACTTTGATAAGGTTGTGAGAAAGCGTGGCTATGAAGTCGTTGAGCGAAGAGGAGATATTGTGGTATTGGAAAGGGAGTATGAATAATGAATTTTTGGAATGTATTATTGTGGATGGGTGCAATTTATTTAGGGTTTAATTTCTTGATTTTTCTGATCAAGATGATGATAGTTTATCGCTGGTATCTCGTCCACAAGAGCCTGGACGATGATGAAGATGACTGGAACAAAAAAAGGGGAGTATAAACAATGAGTATACTTGAGGTCATACTTTGGATTGTTGGTATTTATTTAGGAATTAATTTATTGATTTTTTTAATCAGCATTGCTGTGACTTGTTACTTGTTTAAAATAGAAGCGCATAAGGAGGATAAATAATGGAATATAAAGTATACGCAATAGGCACGAAAAACGATTTGTCAAAAATGTTTTGTATAGACAAGAAGAATAATGATCTCATGGAGAGTGTTTATCAAGCATTCGAGAAAGAATTATTTGTGGATATACATGTGGTGAGCGATGATGATTCAAGGATAATCGATAATCCGGTTCAAGTCAATCCGCGTTTTATTGAATATATATGGGAAGTGGATCCCAGCGTTTATCCTGTACATCTCAAAGACTTATCTTAAGAGGAGTGAGAGCGTGAGAAGCGAGCAAGTTTTAAAGGATTATTATAGCGGAAAATTAGCGCAGCAAATTGAACTAAGGAAGTTAGAGCTCGCTTATCCGCCTCAACCAGAGAATGATGTGAAGATACGAGTTAATGATAGTCGTGTGGGGGATCCAACAGAACGTGAAGTACTGAACCGTGTTATGGATTTCAAACTGGCTACGCTTGAGCGACGGTTGATGTGTGTGGAGAAGTTCTTAAGAGAGTGCGAACGAGTGGATCAGCGTATCTTACACTTGCGGTATCGTAAAGATTTTCAGTGGGTTAAAGTCGCTATGGACGTGAATTACAGCAGGCGAACGTGCATTCGCAGGCATAATAATTTATTGATTGAACTAAGTAAATATTTAGCTTGGGAAAGGTGACATAATGATGTCACTTTTAAGGCTTTAATCAGCGTATAATTAGTATTGTAGGAAGTTTGGACATGGACTTCTTACTTCTTTCCGACGGGAGAGCACCTCCTATCTAATAGTTGTTGAAAAGCTCCTTAACGGGGGCTTTTTGTGTACATAAAAAAGAAAGGGTGATGACTTATTAGTGGGAAGTTAACACAAAAACAAAAGAAGTTTGCTGATGAGTACATCATTAGCGGGAACGCAACAGAGTCTGCTCGAAAAGCAGGTTATTCTGACTCAACGGCTGGTGCAATCGGTCATGAAAACTTGACAAAACCTAAAATTCGTGAATACATAGATAAACGCTTGAAAGAACATGAAGATGAACAGATTGCTAAGCAAGATGAGATATTAAAGTTTTTGACAAGCGTGATGCGAGGAGAATTAAGAGAAGAACAACTCTCGTCTGGGACGGGATATGCAGTTGAGATGTCAACGTCTATCAAAGATCGTATCAAAGCGTCTGAACTTTTAGGAAAACGACATGCGATGTGGACGGATAGAGTAGAGCAAACTAACCGCAACATCACAGTCGAAGTCGGTGATTGGGATGACGAGTAAGTTAACCATCCGTTTCTCAAAGCCGTCACAAGTGTTTAACAAGCACATCTATGAGTTGCTGAGCGATTATTCTAACTTTACTGAAGTGCATTATGGTGGTGCTTCTAGTGGGAAGTCACATGGTGTTGTGCAGAAGGTTGTACTGAAAGCCTTGAAAGACTGGAAGTACCCGCGCAAAATGCTTTGGTTGCGGAAAGTCGCTCGTTCGGTTCGTGATTCGATTTATGAAGATGTTCTGGCGTGTTTGGGGACGTTTGGTGTGTTGGATCACTGCGAAATTAATAAATCTGACTACCGCATAAAGCTACCAAACGGTGCAGAGTTTTTATTCAAAGGTATGGATGACCCAGAGAAGATTAAGTCAATTAAGGGTATTTCTGACGTGATTATGGAAGAAGCGTCCGAATTCACACTAGATGATTACACACAATTAACATTACGTTTACGTGAGAAGAAACACCCACACAAACAAATTTATTTGATGTTTAACCCGGTTTCTAAAGCAAACTGGGTGTACAAAGCGTTCTTCTTAAAGAATCCAGAGAATACGGCTGTTTATCAAACGACGTATAAAGATAATTCGTTTCTGGATGATATGACGCGCAAGAATATTGAAGCCTTAGCGCAAAGAAATGAAGCTTATTATAAGATTTATGCGCTGGGCGAGTTTGCAACACTAGATAAGTTGGTGTTTCCAAAATATGAGTCTGAAGTGATAGACCGGGCGAAGATAGACCATTTGCCGTCTTGTTTTGGTCTGGATTTTGGATATACCAACGATCCTAGCGCTTTTATCCACATAAAAGTTGACGAGCAAAACAAACGGTTATATTTTGTGGAAGAGTATGTGAAGCGGGGACTTACGAACGATAAGATAGCTAGTGTGATTACACGGCTAGGTTATGCGAAAGAAGTGATTGTGGCGGATTCAGCAGAACAGAAATCAGTTGCAGAGTTACGTAATCACGGCATTACACGAATGATCGCAGCAAAGAAACCGAAAGGCAGTATTCTGCAAGGAATCCAATTCATGCAACAATATGATTTAATCGTTGATGAACGCTGTGTGAAACTGAAAGAAGAGTTGGAAAACTACACGTGGCAGAAAGACAAGCAAACAAGCGAATATATTAATAAGCCGAGCGATTCATACAATCACGTGATTGATGCAAGCAGGTATGCCTTACAACAATACACCGGCTACAAACATGGCGGTAGCAAGTCATTAAATACGAGAATTAAAGAGGCTAGGGGGTTGATCTAGAGTGAGAGTGAATGATTTTGAGTGCGCAAGAGATGAGCGTGAAGGAAAGATAAAATTAAACGAACGATTCGATACACTGACGTTTGATGATGAGAGCAATCAAGAGTACGTCTATGAGTCTATGGATGACCTGCTGGCGAATCCGAAAGACTTGAGAGAGATGATACAGCACTTCTTAGAAGTACAGAAGCCTAGATTAGAAATACTGGAGGGTTATTCTAAGGGGCATAACCACACGATTTTAACGGGTCGCAGACGATTAAACGAAGGCAAAGCTGACCACCGTATCAGTCATAATTGGGGCGGTTATATTAGCCACTTTACGACGGGTTTTATTGCGAGTATTCCGATTGATATCAGTGCTGATAACGATCAACAGCAGAATGAATTGGACTCAATCAGTACGTTTAATGATCTGGATAATTTAAACCAGGAATTAATCTTTGATACGTCTCGTGTGGGCAGAGCGTACGAACTCCACCGCCGGAATGAAGACGGGTTCGATTGCATTCATTTAATTGACTTTAAGGAGATGTTTGTGATCCGTGAGAAGACGGTTGAACGTGGAATTATTGGAGCGGTACACGTGCCGATTTATGGTGATGAGTTGGATATTACAGTTTATACCGATAGAGAGATTATCCAATATGCGCCGACCAAAGAGAGTCAAGTTCAGCTAAATGAAGCAAGTAGACGTAAGCACCTATACGGCGATGTACCAGTTGTTGAGTGGAAGAATAACCGATTCCGCGAAGGGGATTGGGAGAATGAAATTGGCTTATTTGATGCATATGATAGTGCGCAGTCCGATACAGCGAACTACATGAGTGATTTAAATGATGCTGCGCTGGTGATTAAAGGTGACTTGCAGAACAGTGGGTTAGCGCCTGAAGATTTATTCCTGATGAGCAAAGCGAACATCTTCCTATTGCAATCGGGAACGACGGTTGACGGGAAGCAGACATCTGTAGATGCGGATTATGTCCACAAAAAGTACGATGTGGACGGAACAGAAGCTTATAAGAAGCGTTTGCTAGATGATATTTACAAACTCGTGAACGTTCCGAATATCGATGATGACAAGTTCGGTAGTCAATCTGGTATTGCGATCCAGTACAAGTTGATTGGATTACAACAACTGAAAGCAACGAAAGTCAGTTATTATACGAAGGCGCTCAGACGTCGGTATAAGTTAATTGCTGGTATCCACAAAGAATTGAATGGCATTCCGTTTGATCCATTCGAATTAACGTTCACGTTCCATGAAAATTTACCACAAGATGTTTGGGAAGAAGTCGAACACTTCCGTGCGTCTGGTGGAGAGCTGTCACAAGAAACATTAGCGGAACTCACGTCATTCACGGATTACAAGCAAGAACAAGAACGTTTAGAGAGCGAAGAATTCGAACGTTCGGTGCCATTTATGACGGATGCGGAGATGAGGGATCAGCAATGGCAAGGCTTAGGTTCGGAGCGGTAAGCGAGATTACAGACAAACAGTTAAAGCAGAAACTATATAACTTAGAGCGCAAGCATGATACCGAGCTAGCTAAGCGACATATCAACCGTGAACAATTAATCCGGGAATACTTCCAACGGTCAACTAATCTGATGCGAGAGAACTTAGAGCGCTACTACATGCGCTATGCAAGTAGCGAAGGCATTACAGTCGCTGAAGCGAAGAAACGAGCAAGTGAGTTCGATGTCCGTCAGTATGAGAAAAGAGCAGCGAAAGCCGTTCGTGAGCGTGACTTTACGCCGGATACCAATGCGTGGCTGAAACTATACAACTTAAAGATGAGAGCAAGCCGTGAAGAAGTCATGCTCGCACAAGCGAACTTAACGATGGTTGAGCTATACGATGATGTGGAGAAACTAGGCTTATCTGCTATGACGGAAGAAGGTATGCGAGAAGCACAACGTCAAGCAGGTATTCTGGGTGGCCAACCGATTACCTCTGAAGAAGTTCAAAAGCTGGTAAATGCTGATTTCTACGGGAACAATTTTTCTGGAAAAATCTGGGGACGTCACGGACATTTCCACAAATTACAGCGTGAGTTAAGAAATGTGATGACGGATATGCACGTCAATATGGACGGCTATCGCAAGAACTGGCAGTACTTAGCACGACGGATGCAAGTCGCTGAGAGCCATGCAGAGCGTTTAATTAAGACGGAAGAACGTCGGATTATATCGGACACTCAAAAAGCGATGTATAAAAAACATGATTTTGAACATTATATCTATGTTGCGGAAGCTGATGCCTGCGAAGAGTGTGCACCGCTTGACGGATTGATATTCAAAACCGAAGATGCGGATCAAGGGATTAATTTTCCGGTCATGCATCCGAATTGCAGATGTAGCACGTATGGCAAACATTTGATGGAAGACATTGAAATAGACGAATAGCATCGATCCTAGCGGGTAGGTGCTTTTTTAGGGATATAGTTTAACGGTAGAATAACGAGCTCCAAACTCGTTGGTGCGGGTTCGATTCCTGCTATCCCTGTATTGTCCAAACCGTGCTTATGACATAAAAAGGTGCATGAGATTTCGTGGAGGTTGCACGTATAAAGCGTATGGAGGTTATTTGTATGAGTGAAGAACAGAAACAGCAAGATGAGCAGACGGTTAAAGTTGCGGAAATGAAGCGACGATTGGCAAAAGAAGAAGAGAAACACCAAGCTGAATTAGATGAGCTAAAGGAACAGCAGTCCACGCTAATTCAAGAAGCTGTGGAGAAGGCAAAAGCGGAAGCACAGATGTCTGAGAAAGAATTAAGAGACTATAAAGAGCAAGAAGCGGAGCGCAAGCGTAAAGAGCAAGAAGCGCAATATGAACAGCAAATTCAAGAATTGATGGCCGAGAAGAAGCAACGTGAGATCCGTGATGAGTCAATTAATAAATTGGGCGAGCTTGGAATTACAGTCAATGACCGAACGTTAGACTTGGTGTCGGCTGGTTCACTAGAAGAAATGTCGGACAAAGCAGAAAAATTAGCATCGATCTTAAACGATGTGAAGAATGAATTTGCGTCTAGCAAAGCGCCAATCAGTGGCGGGGGACGTCAAATTAAAGGAGACAATCAATCGCTGGGAGATTTTTTCCGAGCAGGAAATATTATTAAAAATAAAGGAGATTAGAACATTATGGCAGTACAAGAGTTTAATCCAGCTAACGTGATGCTTAGCGAGAAAAAGGATGGTTCATTTACGCCTGAGATGACAGGAACAGTGATGAAAGAAGTTCGAGACCACTCGCTAGTTATGCGTTTAGGTAAATATGAAGAGATGAATGGACGTCAAGAAAAGAAATTCTCTTTCCAAACGGACGGAGTTAGTGCTTACTGGGTAGATGAAGGTCAGAAGATCCAGACCTCTAAACCTGGATTTGCTGAAGCAACCATGCGTGCGAAGAAGCTTGGTGTGATTATCTTAGCTTCTCGTGAGTACTTGAATTACACATGGTCGCAATTCTTTAACGAAATGAAAGATGATATTGCTGAAGCATTCTACAAGAAGTTTGACCAAGCGGCGATCTTAAATAAAGACAATCCGTTTGATTTCTCTGTGGATCAGGTGGCTAAGAAAATCGAAGGACCAATCACATTTGATAACGTGCTAGCGTTAGAAGACGTCATCTATGATGAAGGTGGTACAGTTGAAGCGTTCGTATCAAACAACCGTAACCACTCAACATTACGCCAAGCTGTGAATGACAAAGGTGAGTCTATCTATGACCGTCAGACACGTCAAATTGACGGGATTACAACCGTTCACTATGATGACTTAGGCAAGGGTATTATCTACGCTGGGGACTGGACGAAGAACTTGATTTACGGTGTTCCTTACAACATTACGTTCAAGATTTCTGAAGATGCACAGATTTCCACGATCAAAAATTCAGACGGCACACCAGTGAACTTGTACGAACAAGAGTTAATTGCTCTACGTGCAACAATGGATGTCGCATTCATGACGTTGAAAGATGAAGCCTTTGCGAAGTTAGAAGCGCCAGGCGCTGAAACTGGCGAGTCTGAAGAAGATACGTCGGGGGAATCGTAACGGCTGGCTCGGAGCCGAGAAATTATAATGCGATGACTAAAGCGGATATATCTGAAGTTCTGACCGAGCGAGGTATTGACCACAATATGTCAATGCTGAAGGAGGAACTGGTTGCTTTAGCGGAGGGACGTGAAGCTGATGTTGGATAAGCTGAAGCGTCGATTAGGCATTAAAGATACAATCCAAGATGAATTGTTAGAAGATTTTCTGAACGATGCTGAAGCGCATTTCCGTTTAATAACGGGTGCGCATTCGGTGCACTCACGGTATGAATTTATTATCATTACAGTTGCTGCAAAGCTCTACAATCGCAAAGGAAGCGAGGGTATGAGTCAGGAGCGTGTGGACGGATATAGCGCGCATTACGTGGCAAGTCTATTTGATGAGTTTATGCCGTTGTTAGAAAAAGAGTTTGATTTATACGACGAAGATAGTCGTGAAAAAGGTAAGGTGATGTTCTGGTGAAGACTCCAGATACAGTGACCTTAATTTATAGTGATGATACCGTTGAGCGGTTCAATCCCGCAACGGGCGAGTATGAGCAAAGTGGCGAAATCATTGAGCGAACGGTGCCTTGTCTGTGGACATTCATGCAACGGGGGAAGCAATTTGAGTTGTATGGAACCCGCGAGAACAAGGTTGGCATTGTGCGGTTTAGTCAAGCGCAAGAAGCGTTCAAGAAGCTGAAATATCAAGGTGAGACGTATGTTCCACTAGAAGAGCTTGATGTGATGATTAAAGGCGCGGTACATGTAAAGCGGGTGATTGAATGAGTATAAGCGTGAAATGGACAGGTATTGAGAAGTTAAGTGCAGCAATCTCAAACGCCCATCCGAAAGCCGTTGAACAAGCAATTAAAGTAACTCAGAATGCTGGTGAAGAGGGCAAGCGAATTGCGTTCCAATTCGCACCACACGACACGGAATATTTGCGTGACCATATCTTTACCCGGCACCAGGGTATGGAGTCAATCATTGAGTCGCCGGCTGGATACTCAGGATTCCAAGAGTATGGTACCCGTTATATGAGCGCACAGCCGTATATGGGCCCGATGATGAAGTATATCGAGCCGAAGTACCGCATAGAGATGACGAAAGCCATGAAAGGGGTCTTTAAATGACACCTAATTTTGCTTTATTCAGAAAGTTGTTTCAAGTCTGTGAAGCACTGGGACCAACGTTTGATTATGTCCCGGAAGCTGATGAGAAGTATCCGTTCATCTGGCTGGATGCGCAAACGGATACTGGGCGGATTAACAATGATGTGCTTGGAACAGCATCGCAAACCATTCGACTGTACGGCTTACGGAAGCACCGTGGACAACTAGACGCGTGGACAGCGCAACTGAGAGATGATTGCTGGACGGTGCGAGATGCGTTCGGATATAGAGTGAGTGTTAGTGAATTTAATGTGCGGGTGTTGAGTGATTACGCCGACTCAACACCTCTGCTTCACTATCACATAGATGTGGCGTTTAACTACAATAAGGAGTGATCAAATGGTTGAAGTGTTAAATGGGAAGAATGTAATCTTATTCTTCCGTGAGTTCGCCAAGCGTGAAAACGAAAGCGCAGCGAAACTCAGATTCCAAACAGAACATAGTATTAGTAAATCGAAAGAGAATGAGTCTACCACGACAAAAGATGGAGTGATTAACTCAATTTCAGATGGGGAGAATACGGCAGATATTACGTCGTTGGCTTATTCTGATGATACACAGACATTGACTACATGGCAAAGACTGGAAGATATGTTCGATAAGAATGCGTTGGTGGAGATGTGGCAAGTGGACATTTCAGGAGTGACGTCCGATAACTTGCAAGTAAAACCAACATATTTCCAGGGCTACTTTACAGACTTTGAGTTGTCTGCACCGGCAGACGGGCAGGTAGAGTTAAGCTATACGTTTGCGATTAATGGTAACGGTGTGAGCGGAGATGACGTGCTGACGTCTGAGCAACTCAATTCCGTTCAAGCGACGGTTTACGAGTACCAGAAAATGGCGAAAACAAGCGAATAATAGGCAATTGGGGAGGCGAAAGCTTCCCTTTTATTTATAGGGGGAATTTTAAGTGAAATTAGGTAAAAAAGAGTTAGATTTACATTTTGGCTGGGACTTCTTAGCGGAAGTGAATGAAACTTTAGGTTTTGAAATGGATATGGAAGGTCAGAAAATATCCATGCGTTCGGGCGGTATGGCATTCTTACAAATGGGGTTAAGCCAATATGACCCAATTACTTTGCTTAAAGTGATTAAAGCAGGCTTATCAACAGCGAAGCAAAAGCCGTCTAACGAAGAATTGAAGCAATCCATTGAAGAATTAATGTCAGAAAGTCCAGATAAATATAAAGCATTCGTTGATGAGTTGTTCGAAGCGATAAAAAAGGAACCGATGTTAAAAGCGTTGATGAAACTGACCTAAACAGCATAGAAACACCGCCCTTAAGTTATCGGGACATGATACCGATCTGTATGGGGCAGTTCGGCATGAGCTTGCTGGAAGCGAAGCGATGCACACCTGCTGATTTTGAAATTTATAAATTGGCACGTCGGGTGAAACGACAACAAGAACATGAGACCTTAGCGTTACAAGCGTGGTTCAATCAGAGTGTGCAAGCAACGAAGAAGCAAGGCAAGAAGCACGTGCCGAAATACGAGAAGTTCAATGATTTTTATGATTCGGAAGAGATGTTCTATTCAATCTTCCACCCGGATTATAAGAAACCGAAGCAAAACATAACGTTGGCGGACTTGAACCGTAGAATAAATAGAGAGGGGGCGGATCATGGCAGACTTTAATGTCATAGCAAAAATTCAAGCGAATGTCAGTGATTTCCAACGAGGATTAGCAAGCGCCAAAACATCACTGGAGAGTTTTCAGAAACAAACCGGAAGCGCGTTTGAACGTGTGGGCAAGACCATGCAATCAGTTGGAAAGAGCTTAACAAAAGGTGTGACGCTTCCTTTATTAGCGGTTGGAGCGTATGCGACGAAAACAGGTGCTGAATTTGAGTCAGCAATGAGTAAAGTTAGTGCACTGTCTGGTGCAACGGGCAAAGACTTATCCACACTGGAGAAAGCAGCTCGTGAAATGGGTCGAACGACTCGTTATGGATCTACTGAAGCGGCGAACGCACTATCTTATATGTCGTTAGCTGGCTGGGATACACAGCAGATGGTTAAAGGTCTGAAACCTGTGCTGAACTTAGCATCAGCTGGTCAAATGGACTTAGCGCAAGCGTCGGACATCGTGACGGACATGATGAGTATGTTCGGTCTGGAAGCAGAGCAAGCAGGACGTGCGACGGATGTCTTTGCAGTAGCACAAGCGAACTCGAACACCACTGTATCACAATTAGGTGAAGCCTTGAAGAAATCTGGTTCAGCTGCTGCTGCGGCGGGGCAATCCTTAGAAGATACGTCAGCAGTTTTAGGTGTGTTGGCGAATAACGGGATTAAAGGTAGCGAAGCCGGTACTGCGCTGAATGCGATGTTTAGGGACTTACAAGCGGCGGCCGTTGACGGAAAAGTCGCAATCGGTGATACAAGTGTTGCGGTCTATGATGCGAACGGAAATATGCGCTCAATGGTTGATATTATTGCTGATGTGGAGAAAGCCACAGAAGGTATGACGCAAGAGCAGAAACACAATGCACTAGCAAGTATCTTCCAACAACGATCACTCAAAGGGATGAATACCTTGCTGAATAGTGGTTCTGGCGAGTTGAAGAAATTACAAGGCGAGTTAAACAACTCAACTGGAGCGGCGCAAACAATGGCTGATGAAATGGACAACAACCTGAAAGGGTCGTTCATGAAGCTGAAATCTGCAGTGGAAGATATTGGTATTGCCATTAGTCAAACGACAAGTGGGCCGCTTAAAGCCATCGTTGATTGGGCAAAAGACTTAGCATTGAAGTTTCAGGAGTTAAGTCCACACGCTCAACAATTAATCGTAATATTCGGAGCAGTTGCGGCGGCGATTGGGCCGTTGCTGGTCGTGTTCGGAAAAATAGTCGAGAAGATCCCTATCATAAAATCAGGATTCGGTAAATTAGGCGGAGTGTTATCATGGCTGATGTCGCCGACGGGGTTTGCGGTAGCGGCCTTTGTAGCACTGATTGCGATATTGGTTTATTTATACAAGACAAACGAACGAGTTAGAGAGATCTTTGACAGCGTATGGAATGCGATTAAGAATGTTGTGACGACCATTGTGAAAGCAATAAGACAAGTTATTCGGAATGTCTTTATACGAGTTGCGAAGTTTATCATGGACAATCAAGAGTTGATTAAAGAAACGATTGAAACCGTCTGGACCGAAATCAGCGAGTTCGTCACAGAAGTCTTAGAAGCAATCATACCAATCGTGAAATGGGCGTGGGAAACGATCAAAGCGCTCACGGAAACAGTCTGGAATTTAATTAAAGACGTTATCATGATTGCACTTGAGTTAATTCTCGGCATTATTAAAGCAGTCATGCAAGCTATTAACGGCGATTGGGAAGGTGCTTGGGAAACGATTAAAGAAACAGCGATGAAGGTCTGGGATTTAATCAAAGAAGCAGCAATCCAATTTCTTGAAGGTTTACTTGAAACATTCTTAGTATTTATGGTTCCGATTATCGAATTCTTAGCGGAAGTTTGGGAGACCATTAAGCAAAATGCTATCGAGAAATGGGAAGCCATTGTTACATTTTTTACGGAAACAATACCGGAATTAGTCCAGAATATCATAACTTGGTTCCAAGAACTTCCACAAAAAATAGCTGAATTCTTCTTGGAAATCATTGAAAGTGCTGGGTTATGGATTGAAGAGATGCTAATAAAAGCCGAAGAGATTGGCACCGGCTTTGTTCAAGCAATAATTGATTTCTTCAATAGATTACCCGAAGAAATTGGGTTTATCATCGGTTATGTGCTGGCATCTGTTGTACAATGGGTTGTTGACATGGTGCTTAAAGCAATTGAGTTGGGGACTGATTTTGTGAATACGATTGTAAGGTTTTTCCAAGAATTACCCGGAAAAGTCCAAACATGGATTACAAATACTTACAATAAGGTTGTTCAATGGTCATCTGATATGGTCAGTAAAGCAAAAGAGACGGGAACAAATTTCCTGAACAGCGTTATCCAATTCTTTAGTCAATTGCCTGGAAAAGTATGGAATTGGTTAACAAGAACAATTCAACGTGTCATTCAATGGGGACGTGAATTGGTTCAAAGAGGACGGGATGCAGCAAGAGATTTAGTCGATGCAGTTGTTCAAGGTGTTTCCAGTTTACCAGGTAAAATGATGTCGGCTGGTAGGAATGTTGTTCAAGGGTTTTGGAATGGAATTCAGTCGCTTGGTGGTTGGATTCGGTCAAAAGTAACAGGGTTCTTTAGAGGAGTTATTGACGGAGCTAAAAGTGCTTTAGGTATTCACTCACCTTCACGTGAATTTATGAAACTGGGTAAATTTGTACCACCAGGTTTCGGAAAAGGTATTAACAAAGCAGCGAAAAAAGCCACAAAACCGGTCGGGGCTTTAATGAATAAAGTGGTCAAAACTGCTTCTGGTGTTAAGTTGCCATTGCCTGACTTAACTAGCTTCACTGGAGATGTCGGAATGGCCATGGACGTCGGGACATCACAAAGCATCACACACTCGCTAGACGAGTCAGTGAACAGACCGATTAAAGTCCACACGAAACTGAATGTGGGCGGATATGAGTTTAGAGAATTCACACAAACAATAACCGAACAACAGCAATCACAAGACAGATTGGAGCGAAACTACTAATGAGAGAATATGTAAAGTTAAATGAACATAAGCCTTTAAAAATCGCTTCAGTCGATGAGATGAGCATTAATGGCGAAGCGATCAGCGGACAGGTTCCCGGCTACCGACAGCTTAGTGTCAGTGGTCGGGGCATTATGTCCGAACACCCTAACACCACCGAAGTCCCTGCCCGGGCGGGGGTGTGGTTGAACTACAATCACACGGAACCAAGAATACTAACTGTTCAATACCGCCTACAAGCCGATAGTTCGAAAGAGTTGAGAGAACGATTTAATCAGCTGAACAAGTTGTTGCGGGCTGGAGAACGGTTGGATGTGACATTCGCTGATGAACCGGGCTGGCACTATTATGCGGTGCTTAGCGGAGCGAATCAGTTCAGAGAAGATAGATTAAGCATTGTGAGTGAGTTCGAGTTGTTCTGTCCGGATCCGTATGCTTATGGTCCAATCCAGAGTGGGTCAAATGTCAGATTGACGTATGCACATGAAGTCTTACCACACAAAATTGACTTGACGGCGCAAGGATCGGATAACATCGAGTTAAGCAATGGCAGAGACAGACTCGTGCTGAACGGGTCTTATAGTTCTGGTCAGACAGTGCGGATTGACTATCAGCCGGAACAGGTCATCGTGTCGCGGGACGGATTGAACGTCAATAGTGATTTAGCGCGGTTTAGCTATCCAGAAGCCTTTTATTTACGGGACGGCGATAACATCACGGTTCAGAACGCACGACTAGCAACGTTAGAATGGCGGGATCGCAAACTATGATGATTTTATTTAATCACAAAGAACAAGTTATTCGGTACGTCAGAAATGACGTTACACGGGTGCTGGAACACAAGCAGGCGCTGACGGATGAGCGTTACGTGAGCGATAACTTATATGCAGAGATTGAAGCACTGGATGATGAGGTCTTGGCGCAGTTGGAGTATGTGGCGATTCCAGTCGAGAATATGGATTATCAGTATCACTACTTCTGGGTGCAGAAGCATGAAACCCGCGGGAATATTACGTCTATTCAAGGCGTTCAGTCAGGGATTGAAGCTCTACGCAAAACACCGGTGAGAGATTTCCGGCCACATGAGCGAGAAGCAAGATATGCGATAGATCATGTGTTGGATGGTACCAACTGGCGTGCAGGGTATGTGGCGGACACCGGGAGACGAAGCACGAATGTTTATTTTGTGTCCGTGTTTGATGCGCTGAAGAAGTTCTGTTCAGTCTGGCAATTGGAAATGCAGTTCTTTGTGGAAGTGACGAACGGGCGGATTGGGGCACGTTACATTGACTTTAAGCACCGGCTGGGGAAACGGCGGGGTGCACGGGTGGTGTACGGGCATAATGCGCTGGAGATTGTGAAGGAAGAAGAACGGACGGAACTTTATACGGCTTTAATTGGTCGTGGGAAAGGTGAAGAAGTTTCTAGCGAAGATGAGAATGAGTCCGGTCAAGCTGGATATGGGCGGAAGATTAACTTTGAAGAAGTGGAATGGTCTGTTTCTAACGGGGATCCTGTTGACAAGCCGGCGGGGCAGTTGTATGTGGAAATTCCACAAGCGACGGAACGGTACGGGGTTCGTGGGACAGACGGGCAGATGAAGCCGAAGATTGGCTTTGTTGACTTTCAAGATGAAGAAGATAAGCATGAATTAATCAAGCTTACATATGCTGAACTGGAGCGGTTGAGTCGTCCGCAAGTCTTGTTTAAGACGTCAAGTGTGTATCTCGAAGGACAAATCGGGGACGTTATTCGTGTGGTTAGACCGGATAGGCAAATTGACTATGAAACCCGGATTTTTGAAATCACGTGGGACCGTCTAATGGCTCGGGCGGTTGATATTAAGCTAGGCGATCAGATGAATGAGTCGGCGAATAAGAGGGAATCACGCATCTTAAGCAGTGCGGTTGATAGTGTACGTGAAGAAGTCGGCAGTGCGATTGAAAAGCAAGTTGATTCCGTCATTAGTGCGAATGGTTTCAATTCGAACTTTTATATGGCTGAAGATCCGCGAGATAAAGGCCATGTACCGAAGATTAACGATTTGTGGTTCAAGCCGGACCCGGATTCCGAAGGCGATCACATTATGCATCGCTGGAATGGCGAATTCTGGGAAGAACTTGTCCGAACCAACGACGGCGAACGTGTCGAGCGTTTAGTAAAGGAAATGGAAGAATACTGGCGCAAAGCGGATGAAGCTTTTGAGAAACAACAAGCGGAGAATGAGCGACGGCTCGAAGAGTTCCATCAGTCGCTAGAGCAGTTCAGACAGTCGCTAGATGAGAATGATAGAGAAGCTGAGCGGAAAGTTAATGAATATCGGAAACAACTGGAGCGCGATCAGCAAGAACGGGAGCGAATTCGTGAAGAGAATCAAGCAAAGATTAATGAGTTTGAGCGGAAATTAGCTGATTCCGATGCATCGATTGAACAAATCCGTGAGAAGAATAAAGAGGACTTAAATGATTTTCAGAAAAAACTATCCGAGCAATCAGAAGAAAGGGAACGGATCCGTGAGCAAAACGACCAGAAAATGGACGAGTTTGAGAAGCATTTAAGCGATTTTGAGCAACAACTTAAGAGTTTTGATGCGGGAATGCTGGAAGGTCTGGACAAACGGATTGCTGAAGCGCTGGATAATGCGGATATTAGTCAGAAAATTAACGAACGAGTTCGCAACATCATCAACAACGCGGGATTCGGGAACGCACTGAAAGACATTGAAGACAAGTTGGAACAAACGTCACAAACTGCACGAGTGAATGCTGAAATTATCGGCGGGGACGGGAAGACTCGCTATAACAAAAATCGGACGGATACCACGAACGCTACGATTCAGCTAGAAACCGGCTATGTGGAGATTGGGTCGAATGGTCCGGATGGCTGGCCAACCGATGAAAGTGGTCGGCTGAAAGAACTCACCATAAGTTTTGAAGCGGAATGTATTCCACGCAGTTCAAGCACGGTCACGGTTCGCTTGTCCACACCACTTTGGTATGGCGCAGCGATTGAGATGCGACCAGATAGCCAATACTATCCACAAGCGGATAAAAAAGCGACTGCGCAAGCAACAGAGCTGTTTGCGGTCTACAACGGACAGTATACATTGAATGTGGACAGTCCGTGGTTCACAGAACCAACGACTCAACGAGTGACGATAGACAGCAACAAGACCGTGACTGTTAATCCGCAACTTAAAACAATTGCTGACGGAAACTTAGAAGCCGAGTTTCATGGTGAGTGGTCTGAAAATGCAGACATTATATTTGACGGAGGGAGTTGATTAAATGGCAGAGAATATACCAATTCGAGTACAGCATAGGCGAAAGAGCGCAAGTGCCTGGCGGAGTAGTTCAGAGATATTGCTGGCTGGGGAGCTAGGTGTGGAGTCCGACACAGGCAAAGTTAAAGTCGGTGACGGAGCGAGTCGATTTAGTAGCTTGCAGTACTTGACAGGTCCGAAAGGAGACCAAGGCGATACCGGCCCACGTGGCGTTCCAGGTCCACAAGGTCCGCGGGGGAACATTGGACCACCTGGACCAAGAGGATCGACCGGGGATAGTTTAACTATTCGAAGTAGCCGATTTTTAAGTAGCGGAAACACTCAGATAACATTTAGTGATGGGAACACTGTCGAAGTTCAAAAAGGACAAGACGGGACCGTAAGTCTGGAAGGCTTGAGCAATGAGCAAATCAGGAAAGCACTAGAAAGCGTGCTGAATGATTATGCGCTGAAAAGTGAAGTTGCTGCACTAAAACGTGAAATAGCTGAACTCAAAGAGAATTCCGGAAGAGTCAAGAACGACCGTACAAAACGCTACTTGGATGTTTGGGTTGGTCCAGAGGCAATCAAGCCGGATAGTACGAATAAATTGGTGTTTGTGGAGAAGGAGTAAGATATGTTTAAGTTGATTGAGAGTCAGAATAGAGAGGAGGAGTTTTATGATAGAAATTAGGGGCGTAACAGGCACAAACAGTCGGGAATCATTCACGTTCACACCGAGTGCGTCGGATGAGCTGATACGCATTTATAAGATAGACGGATGCATCGGCGATACAAAGCTAAAGCAAATTCAAATTGAAGAAGGCAGACGAGCAACAGACTTTGTCGCACCAAGCTTTGTGGAGTCACAAGTGAGTGGACTCTTTAAAGATTTAAGAGATATTCGTGTGCGAATGGATGATCCAAATAGTGATTTGTGGGGGAAAATCCATGCGAACAATGAAGCTCTGTTGGTGGAGTATCACAATGGCCGGCTGTCGAGCAAACTGGGTATCAGCCCAGAACAACATATCCAAGCCTTTGAAGATAAGATTAGCGGTAATTACGCTACTTTCGAGCAACGATTGACTGGTATGCAAACAAACATTCGCAACGGTGCTAATGAGTACACTGATACGGAATTGGCTAAGCTAAGGCAGACGGAGATTAAGAATTTGGACGGCCGTGTGTCCACAGCAACTCAAACACTGAATGCGCATGCGACACGTCTGCAAGGCGTTGAAGGGTCTGTCTCGAACAACACGCAGACAATAGAAGGATTTAATCGTTCTGTTAGTGACTTGAACGGGCGGTTAACAAGTGTCAGCGAGTCTATCGAAGGTGTTAAAACCACAATCAAAGATGAAGCTAATCGTTATACGGATACCAAAGTAGCAGACATGCAACAAACAGTGATTGAGAATATCGATGGGCGTATATCCACAGTGAATCAGAATTTAGACCAGTATAGTGTTCGCTTAAGAAATGCTGAGGGGACTATTTCAAGTCATACACAAACATTGAAGGGATTCCAAAACAAACTCGAAGATGCTGAGGGAAACATTTCGAGCAATACACAGTTGATTAACGGATTCAATAGACGAGTGGAAGATGTAGACGGTCGTATCACACAAATCAACGAAACAATCGATGGTGTAGAAACAAAGATCGTGAACCGCGCGAATCAATACACCGACACAAAATTAGCCAACTTGAGAAGAACCGAACTAAAAAATATCGAAGGTAATGTCAGTTCGATGGAACAAAGCATTGAGAATTTCAGGCAAACATTAGCAACTGCAAGCGGTGATGTTAGTCAAGTTGAGCAGACCATCCGTGGAATCCGTGAAGAGTTTAAGTCAGCAGATAAAGAGCTTGAAGCAAGTTTCGAACGTACGCTCGAAGGCGCGGAGACGCGCATAAAAGATTCAGCGCATAGTTATACAAATACGGAACTATCAAGTATGAGAGAAACTTTGATTGAAAGTGTGGACGGAAAAGTCAGCAAAGTGACACAATCGCTGGATCGATATGAAAGTCGATTATCTAATGCTGAGGGGAATATCTCGAGTAATACGCAATCAATCAAAGGTTTTGAACGACGTGTAGAAAATTTGAATGGTCGTTTTACTGAAATAAATGAAACGATTGATGGCGTTAAGACAACGATTAAGACTGAAGCAAATCAATATACTGACTTGCAAATCGCTGATTTAAGACGTACGGAAATCAAGAATTTGACCGGCGACATTAGTTCGATGGAACAATCCATCGAGAACTTCCGTCAAACGCTAAGAACAGCAAGCGGGGACTTCTCGCAAGTTGAACAGACAATCCGTGGAATCCGTGAAGAGTTTGAAGCAGGCGATAGAGAAGTCAAAGCGAGCTTTGAGCGTACGCTTGACGGCATGGAAACACGAATTAAGAGTGCGAATAAAAGCTATACCGATACTGCAATTGCCGGACTCAAACAAACAGAAATTCAAAGTTTGGACGGTCGTGTGACCACAGCAACACAGACCGTCAACGGATTCAGTCGTCGAATCCGTGATGCTGAGGGTGCGATTAGTAGCGTACGTCAAAGTGTGCAAGGCTTTGACCAACGTATACAAGGCGTTGAAGGAAGCTATTCGCAACTGTCGCAAACGGTTGGTGGCTTAACAACAACGGTTCATGGGCATAACGGCTTGCAGTCAAGAGTCACGCAATTAGCTGATCAATTGTCCTCGAAGGTGTCTAGCGACGACTTCTCAACCCACTTGTCGCAATATTCAGATACAATCTGGGCGGCGGTGCGAAGCCGTGTGCCGAGTTCATCTGGGAAGATGACGGGTAGCGAAATTATTAGCGCCATTCGCTTAGACCGTTCTGGCGTTAAGATCAGCGGGAGTAAAGTTCAAATTACTGGTGATACCTCAATTGACAACGCCGTGATTAAGAACAGTCACATCGCAAGCTTGAATGCCGATAAGATCACGGCGGGGACACTGAATGCGGCTCGAGTGCGAGTGATTAACTTGGACGCAAATAATATTACCGGGAACAAAACTAACTTCGTTCAATCGAATTGGAACAACATTAACGATCGTGTACAGATTACATCAGCTGGAATTGAGATGATTAACTCGGGAGCCTGGCGTAAAACCATCTATACCGCAACCGGATTAGAAATGTTTCGAGGGCGTGGCGCTGGTGATAATGCTGGGGTTATCGGCTACTTCAAAGGGTCTGATTACCACGCTAATGACGAAGAATATTTCATGGATGGATTTGGCGATCACCACACTATCGGAATTGGAGCATATGGGCAGATCGCACTAGGAACAAGCAATGAGCCGTCCGTTCGGAAATTTGAACCGAAAATGGTGATTAACAAAAAATACGACGGTATCCAAACAAATAAAATCGCTGCACTTAAGACGGAAGCGGGCTTTACCATTTCAGCAGGGACGGCTCGTGGGGAATGGGCCAGCATTATCGGTGGATCACTCAACGGTAGAAATCGACTCACTTTCGCGCAAAGCATTGCAACGCTTGAAGCGAATGATAAGCTGGACTTTTATGCAAGTGCAGGTGCGAGAGTCATGCGACTGACGTATAAGAGTGTGGATATTAACGGTTCGATTAAATATAGTTCGGATGTCCGCTTAAAGACGAACATTCAGAAGTCAAATCAGAATAGTCTAAGCCAAATTCTGAACATTGAGTATACAAACTTTGACTGGAAAGACGGATCCAAGAATCAATTTGGGTTCATTGCACAGCAAGTTCAGCAGTCCGCAAGTGAGTTAATCACAACGGATAGCGAAGATTACTTGCGCTACGACGAAACGAGATATGTCCACACAATTGGACATGCACTTCAGCAATCGCACGAGCAGTTGCTGGAGCGAATTGAGAACTTAGAAGAAGAAAACGAGTTATTAAAGGAGAAATTAAATGAAGCAGTTTAAATGTGAAAATCAGCAGTTAGCAGGGTTCTTAGAAGTATTAGATAAAACAGTAGTGGAAAAAGGAAAGGTCAAACGTGGAAAGGCGAAACTCTTTAAAGCACTGTTAAAGAAACAGCATGAATTTGAAGACGATGCGCGTTGTATCCATGCAGATTATTTCGAAGTGGAAAAGGATCGAGTGGTCTTTGATGAGAAAGGACGGCCAATCACGCTAGACGGTGTGGGTAGAAAGGAATTGGCAGAACATAGCGAGTTAATTTTAGAGCTCGATAAAGAAGAAGCGGTCATTGATTTAGTCGAACACGAGACTAAAATCAAGGCCTTTTTTAATGCACTTGAGTGTGACGAATTCGAGTCAGCAGAAAGCTTTAACGACATCGCATTCGATACACTTTACGACAAACTAGAAAACTTATACAAAGGAGAATAAATTATGTTAGAAGTAAAAAGCGTAACATTCCGAAGAGGTACAAACACTACAATCGTTGATTATTTAGATGCAGATTCAGATAAATATTTAAACTTTACTGCGGTTTTGCCGGGCGATTTACGGTCTGAAAATAATTCAACTCTGCTTGAAAAAGGAAAAGGTTATTTAGCGAATCGCTTAGATCCAACAAGTTATTTAGGGAAGATTGAAGGAAAAATCTTGTTATTCGATGAGAAGCTGGAAGAAGTCGATGCACTGACTAAACGCTTAAAAGAGCAGTTGGCAGAGATTGAGAAGTTGAATTTAAACAGCGCTGGTAAGCAGGACATCGAAGGAAATCTTGATTTAGGTGCCGTTGATGATTTAGATTTAGGCAACGTTGAAGATGTTAACTTAGATCTAGGAGACTTAGAGGGGGAGCTATAAGATGAGTAAAGAACAAATTTTGTTATTAATTAAGCGTTATTCGATTAGTATTATTCGTGGATACTATGAATTCAAAGATGTCCACGTTAACTTAAAACCACACGTCACACGGTGCCTAGACAATAACGGCTATGGTCACAAAGTTGACGACGAGTTCCGTGAGTACTACGAAAAAACTTATGGTTCTAAGAAGAATGAAAAAGAGGAAGAAAAAGAGGAAGAAAAAGAACCTGAAAAAGAACCTGAAGAAGAAACAGAAAAAGAGACCGAAACTTCTGAAGAACCAGAAGCGACTGACTCTGAAGAAACCACTGAAGAATAACCGCAGGGCGCTTAACGGCGCCTTTTCTACATAGAAGGGATGTGGTGATGTGGATTGGAATGCGATTATTCTCGGGTTAATTGGTTTTTTAGGTGGGTTGCTTCCGAACTATTGGACGCACAAAACAGATCACGCAAAGCATATCGCCGATTCGTACAATGAATTGAATCAGGACTTGAAGGATCAGGTAGCGGATTTAAGGAAACAGATGAGCGATATGCGGGAAGAAATGGCACGGATGAAAGCAGAAATGCAGGCGGAAAAAGAAGAGAAGAAAATGCTGGAGCAGTTGGTGGAAGAAAAAGAAAAAAAGATTAATGAGTTGCATGGCGTGATTGAGACCAAAGATATTATGATTGAGCGGTTGAGAGGAGGGAAAAACGCATGAATGAGCTATTTAACCACAGCGCAGCAGTGGCACTAGTGTTGCTGCCATTAGTCAGTGGACTGACGGAACTGGTGAAAGCAACAAGTTTGAAACCGGCATTCTATCCACATGCGAGTACGCTAATCGGCTTCTTAATTGGTGTTATTTTGTGGATTGTGCAAGGCGATGGGTCGCTGGTGCTAGTTGGGATCATTGCTGGGCTAAGTGCAAGTGGGCTGTATGACCAACTGGGAGCCGTTGAGAAAAGCAAGGGGGTGAAGCGATGAGGCAGAGACCAATATTAACACTGGAGAACCTTAACTTTGGCAATCAATTGAAGCAGTCGGACCAGTCTATGTTGCGATTTAAATTATCACGAGAAGGCGAGCGGTTGCGACTTGCTGGTAAGCGAGCAACGTGCTTCTTACTGAAATGTGGAGAGATTTACTATGCGCAGACCGTCGAAGTCGGCGAAGATAACGTCGTGGAGTTTAATATCAATACGGATGTGGAGACCGGCGAGTACACGCTGGAAGTTGTAGTCGGGAAACAATACTTTCCAAGCGATCATGAAGTCAAGCTAACAATTGTACATTCATCGAACCGTCCTTTGCTAGCGGAAATTGAATACTATGGTGTCGAAGCCATTAAGCAAGATGTGCTGAAGTCCACACTGAAGAATATCAGCGATGAAGTGGAGAAGCACGTATCTGGAATTAACGACACCGTACGAACGACGGCGGAAGAATACTTAAAAGAGTTACAAACCGCACGAGTGATTCAGCAACAAGTTCCACTGGCGGAATGGGAAATTAAGCACGATTTAGACGGATATCCAGTCGTTACGGTGATTGACAATAACGGCTTTGAAGTGTTTGGTGATGTAAACTATATCAGCAAAAATAAATTAACCGTCACATTTAATAATGAATTCAGTGGAAAAGTTATTCTAACAAAATAAAGGGGAGATTATAATGACAAAATTCTTAAGCAACTTACAATTAAATCAAAATCAATTAATTCAGGCGGTCTTGCAAAATTCAGGGACTGAACCGCAATCGGCGGTTAAAGGACAAGTATTCTTTGATACATCGGTTAACCGTCTAAAGGTTTACGACGGTGAGAAATGGGTGTCAAGCGCACTGACTGGAAATGAAGTCGTGGCGCTATTAAATCAGGCGTCCACAAAGATCAAGACGTCTCAAATTGACGGCTTTAATGAAGCGTTGGGCGAAATCTCAATGTCTGGTGCGGATATTGTGAGTGCTATTAACGACGGGGATACGTCAGTTGATTCAGATAAAGTACAGTACGAAGCATCAAAATCAGTGAAACAAGCGCTGCAAGAAGCTTTAACTGCGACCGGTGGAATTGACGGGAAAGTCAGCAATGCGAAACAAGATGCTTTACGTGAAGCAAAAGAATATTCCGACAGCAAGATTGACGAGCTAATCAATGGTGCGCCGGGCGACTTAGATACGCTGAAAGAAATTGCAGATATGTTGTCCGCAAACAAAGACATCATCGAAACGCTGAAAGGTGCAACGAAAAAACATGCTGAAACAATCGGTGATGGTGTAGCGACGGAACATACGGTCACTCATAACTTAAACACACGTGATGTTGTAGTGAACCTTTACGAGAACAACGCACCGTTTGAAGCCGTTCTGGCTGATGTGGAGGTTACAGACGTTAATTCTGTGTTGATCCGCACAGCGCAGGCGGTGGATCAGGGCGCACTTAAAGTTGTGGTGATTGGATAATGAAATATTACGGAACGAAGACTGAAGGTCGAGGGCTGGTCATATACCAGTCTTTGGCTAATCAGTTGCAAGGATATATTCGATCTGGAGATGGGGATGTCCGTCTAGGCAAGCACTTAACGGTGGATGCATCGGGCGATGGAAACTATTCAGCATCGCTTTTTTTGAAGAAGAATAATCACAACTTTGAATTCTTCACAAACGCCGTCGGGAAATTCGGAGCATATGACAAAGCACATAGTAAAACATTATTTGAAGCAGATAGAAATTCGTTCAAGCATGAAACAAATGTGAATATGGACAACTACCGAATTGTTAACTTGCCCGCACCTGACGGGCCTGCTCAGCCCGCAACAAAACAATATGTAGATAATAAGTTCAGTGAATTTAGTATTCCGGAAGTTGATTTAAGTGAATATTTAACTCAGGATACAGCAGATAGTAAATATGCTAGAACTTCACACACCCACACAAGCAGTGATATCAGCGACTCAATTACACGAATCGGAACATCAGCAAGCGCAAATAAACTGGTGAAGACAGACTCAGCTGGATTCTTAGAAGTCATCCATCCGAACGATAGTAGTCCGGAAAAGTCACTTATCACAAAGAAATTTTTTGACGAAAAAGTAGGTGCGTTGGAAAGTGAAGTTGCTACACTTAAACGTGAAATAGCTGAACTCAAAGAGAATTCCGGAAGAGTCAAGAACGACCGTACAAAACGTTACTTGGATGTTTGGGTTGGTCCAGAAGCAATCAAGCCGGATAGCACAAATAAACTGGTTTTTGTGGAGAAGGAGTAAGATATGTTTAAGTTGATTGAGAGTAATAGCCACAGAATAAAAGAGGTATTAAACAATGGCCAAGTTGTTTGGAGAAAAGAGTTAGAGGTTATTAAATTCAGTTCGATTTATTTTAGGGCTGATCGAGAAGAATATATTGGATCATATGGAGCTATTAGAAACTTACCTGTTGATTTCATTAAAAAATATCAAAATAATTCACTTTTGTTTGCCAAAGAATTCAAAGAAATTAAGACCAATCGTGAAACACTAGAATTAAATCGAATGTCATTTTTTGGTAAACCAAACAGTAGAGAATTACGATCATATAGTCCAGCATTTATAGACTTTGTGAAGCGTAATCGATATGAATCGTCAATTGATTTAGTTAAGCGTACAGGGGGGGGTAATTCTTAACAGATTACCTCGATTATTCGCTAATATTGTGCTGCCAAAGGCGGTGGCGTGATGTACAAACTGATTGAGAGTAATGGTAAAGAAATGAAAGAGGTCTTAAGCGATGGTAAAGTTTTGTGGAGTGCAGAGGGTAGCTCGAATAAACATTATGTTGTTGAGTTGCCTGAATATGAAGAATATGAAGTAACGATAGATTTAACATCCGATGGGAATTACCTCTATATAAATAATATTCCAGATGCTTTTGGTGGTCGACATAGAGAAGACTATATCAGTACTACTAAATTCAAAAAGATATTCTCTCATATGGAGATACTTGGAGTTAAATTCGACATCAGTCCAGCCACCTCTTCATATTACAGTAACTTTTCAAAACGTATCACGATGCAATACGCTATGATAAAAAATGCACTCAAAAAAGCTGGGTGGACAGTATTCAATAATAAAATCAAGCTATACTACAAAGAAAATAGTGCCACAAAGAGAGTGGGTAGACGACTTACAGTAGTTAGAAATAATTCTCAAATAGCCATACTTGGGGCTAGTGATATAGACTTTAGGTATTTTGAAATAGGAAATACTGGAGTCTTGAAGAGGCAGACAGCCTTATCAACAACAAAAGCAATTGTTGTGACAGATACGACTAAAGCGAAGTCTGTTATAGATGAGTTTAATATAGAAGATTCGGCAGAAGAAAAGATCGATGTTATTTTCTACCTGAATTAACGATAATAAACAAAGGAGCTAAACCATGAAAATAATTGATAGAAGAAAACAAGCACTGGGATATCCAGGCAGTGGTATTTTCCCACGACGGAGCCACAGTGCAATTAAATACATCGTGTGGCATTATACGGGCACGACGGGTTCTAACATCGCTTCACATGAGCGATACTGGCGGAATAATAATGGATGGGATCTCGGCGGGTACCACTATTACATTGACCGTGCGGGAACCATTCATTGGAACTACGACTGGTCAATCTGTACGTACGGTGCAGGCTCGGCTAATCCGTACACGCTACACATCAGTCTGGAGGCAAGCCATAAGAACAACTATACCGCAGCGCAAATTAAAGCACGTGAAGAATTAACGCTTTGGTTAATGCAACAATTAGGTCTTAGCGGAGATAAAATGCGAGGACACAAGGAGCTTCCAGGTAACTCAACCAGTTGTCCAGGATATTCTGTGGACGAACTGGCTAGCTTCCGCCGTGAGTTAAGCAAGAAACTCGGGTCTGGCGGTGGCTCAGCTGTGGTCAACACTGGTTTTGTGAAGTATGAGTACGGCAAATTCACATGTACAGTTGATGACGGAATTGTAACTCGGGACGGTGCGAGCTTAAAAGCGAACAAGGTCGGTTCGTTGAAGAAGGGCGAATCAGTTGTTTATACAGATGTTCACACCGCAGATGGCTATGTCTGGATTCGTTACGGTGAAGGAACGAAAGACCGCTATGTCCCAGTTCGGCAGGTGGGCAAAGAAGCATGGGGAACCTTTGCTGAAGTCCCACGTCAAGATAACGATGCGATCGCTCGTGAGATTCTGGCGGGTATCTGGGGCAATGGGAAGTTCCGCAAAGCACGGATTGAGCAAGCAAAGTATGACTACAACGCCATTCAGCAACGAGTTCAGGCGCTGAAAGTTGTGCCGAAAGAAGAGAAGAAAAAGAATGATAAGCAAGTGGATCGTGAGTTTGTGATTGACGGGAAGACGTATGTTGTTGTTGAAAAGTAATTCATTTGTTTGCTTTTTGTTCGGGTTTAGGGTATAATAAGTATATTCCTTTTCTTGATAATATTGTAGTAGATCCATTTTATAAGTCCGGCGCTTGGTCCTTGCGCTGGGCTTTTTTTATTTGTTTAAATAGGGTATAATATAAATGCAGGTGTGAGAGCATACTGTATACTTGCTTTCTGATCAGAAGCGGGGCGTGGCGAGAGGGTGGCGCTACGTCGTCTGGCAGTGCCTAACTGTCCACGAGTTCTGACCTGCAACATAGCCAGGTCCACCACCCTGTACATAACCTTATTATGTTTCAAGCGAGTTGTTGTTATAAGAATTGGTCGCATAATAAAATACCTCCTACCGATACGATAGGAGGTAAGTGACAGGCTTGGTGACCCGTCTATTTCAGTCTTTAGTATACCAAACATGCGTTCGTTAATCTAGTGTTTCAGGGTGATTATTGACATAACTTTGTAGTTGCTTGAGTGATTTGAGTGATACGTTGTCTAAGTCAATATCTCCGCGGCGGATTTTAGCCAGTCGGTCACGAGAAAATCCAGTTTCTTTTTCAATGCTGTAAGCTGAAATGTGTTCACTTTTGATTAATTGTTTAATTGATTTGATGCTGATAAAGTCCATATTATTCCCTTATCTATTTAAATAATAAGTATAAGCCAATGCCTGCTATGATCCATACGATAAATGCTTTCCAATCAAATTTGTGTCGATTGTATTTAAATTCTACTTTCATTATGATATACTGGATATGTAAAGTAGGGGCGAGCGGTTGCCCGCCCTTTACTTTATATTTTGACATGCCATTCGAATGTGATAATTACCAAGTTTACTTTTAGAATTAGTTGGTGTTTCCATTGTCGTTTGGCATGTTTTTCTTTTCTACTATATCCACCCATGAATGGGCTCCTTTCTTTTATATTTAAGGTATGTCTCAACCTTATGTATACATTATACCGTATTAAAATTAATACGTCAAGTGTTTTTTACATATTTTTTTGATTTATTTTAAAAAATATCCACATGTGGTACAATGAAGGCATAGGAGAAGTACCATTCTCAGTTGCTTAGTATCCTTTTGGTCGGGGTATACTAAGCTTTTTTTCTATGCGCAAAAAAAGCACCCGGTGAGGGGTGCTTCTCTAGTTTATCTCCAATTAATAATCTCGCCGTTCTCTGATTGAGCGACTTCAAATGCACCTTTATCATCGCCATCGTAAGCCATGCCGGAAGTTACAAAATAGACTTCTTGATTTTCTGGCTCATAGTACCAGTCAAATAATTCAGTGGCAAGCTCTGGGTCGTTTTGCTTCAAATCATTGAGTTGGAAGTTAATTAGTTCTGTTAAATTCTCTTGTGTTGCTAGTTTGTAATCAGCAGCGAATGTGATAATCACTTCGCCGATGCTGTAAGCATCACGATCGCCGCCTTCATAAGCGTATCGGCTGTTATTTGACCACATATCCGCATGATTAGGCTGATAGTGTACACCTGCTTCAAAGATGTTCTGGTTACCGAAGAAAGTATTAACTAAGAATTCATCATGTTCTTCATCATCTAATTGCTCGATATAGTCTTCTAATTCTTGAATAGCGGTTGTTCGCATTTCTTCAATAATACGCTGTTCAAATTCTTTTTCTAAGTCGTAGAATGATCCAAGCGTGTTGTAAATGAAGTCGTGTGCTTGATTTTTCGCTTCATCTGAGTCGGTGCTGTCGATAAAGTCATTGACTTTCGCAATCATACGCTCTCTTAATTCTTTTTGCATTTCTACAGTTAATGGGTTCTCGCTGATGTCAAATGAGATGTGTTCCACTCGTATGCCGTCAAAGTCCATTTCGTAGCTGATTTCTCTTAGGTCAATTGATTGTGATAAGTTAACTTGTGTGCTGATGATGTTTAACATGTTGGTTTCTCCTTTTAATTTGTCGTATAATTCTGTTAGTTGTGCAGCAAATTTAAATTTTATATCTTCTAGGTCAGTTTTACCACTTGTCCAACGCTGGATGGTGGTTTGATTGATCCCGGTTGCTTTGCTGATTGCGTAGCCGGTTTCTGTTGCGAGTAGTTTTTTTATTTTGGATAATTCTGCTTTCAT